CTGGATCTATTTTTCCGTTGTCGTTTAGATCGTACTTCTTTTTTGGCATTTAACAATCTCCTGGCGACTAGAAGGTTACTTGTTTGTATAACAACTTTTCCTTGTTTTGTATACAGTACAAACTTGTTTTGCTTAACCTCGACTATCCTCATCTAATAAAATACATTCTAAAATCATATCGTTTGCAGTAACCAAAACATTAGCCTTGTCTCTTTCAACTAAGCAAGTCTCCTTATCGGGGTATGTATCTAGCAAATAATATTGCAAATGATCTGTTCTCACAAAGTGAAACCAAACTAAAGCATACATTACCACGGCATATAATCCCTTAAATCTAGCCAATTCATGTAGTGAAGGTAGGCCGTACTGCCAACGAACGTGAATATGAGAAGCACAACTATCCCCACTACGGTGATGGCTATCTCTTGCCTTTGTATAGCGTCACGCCTCGCCTGAGCCTCTGCCTCACGCTTCTCTTGCAAAACCTCTCTGCGTATCTTCAAAAGAGTTTGCCAATGCGATGGCCCCAGGCTTTCACAAATAAATTTTTTAAGTTCTTCCTCGGCTTCAGCTGCTTGCCTAAGTTTGGCAAACCTTTCCATTGCAATGGCGTTTACATTTTTTCCGCTTGCGCCTTTTTTCTGTAGCTTTTTTTTGGCTGCATCTGTTGCGTCAAAGAAATTACCTATCTCTTTTGAAAGAGCTGAAAGCGATTTTCCGGCTGTAATCGCTCCCTTCACGGATGCTAAAATTGTAATAGGATCGATTTTTACCTCCCATCAGAATTAATGGGGCGTCTTGTCAGGTATTCCATTGTGTTTTCGAGGGTCTTAATCCTAGCTTGTAGCTTGATGATTTGATTAAACTGTAAAAGAAACCCTTCTTGGGTTTCGTACACATCCTCAAACTCTTCGTAAATTTCATCAATACTTTCATCAAACGTGCTATACAGTTCATCAGTATTTTCACTGTCACTTTCTTCAAGTTCAATTATATACTCTATAATTTCTGCTATCTGTTCTGTGTTTTCTTCTACATCTCTGATCAAGTTGGTCCTATCAGTAGCATTGTTCTCAATAGTCAGGGTTTCGACTTGCTCTGTTAGCCCCTCGATAATTGATGCTTGATTTGAGGCATACCATATGGAACCTCCAGCCGCACTCAGTATGGCCACGGAAAATGTGCCAGCGGTTAATATGTTAACCTTGGGCAGATCCACACATCACCTATTCCGCTGCTTCTAGTTTTGTTTCCAGGGAAGCAGCTAGCTTTTCAGCGAAAGCCTCACGACTAACTGTGAGCTGGTCAAAGTTAAAACGTGCGTTGGCTAACTTGGCATCAAGATCTTGCACATGGTGAAGCAATGTCTTTTGCTCATCAGTAAAATTTTCCAGGCTGTGTTCAACTCCATCAACTATAACAGTATTATCCATTACTGCGCCTCCAGTGTTGTTAGTCTATCCTCAACGCTAGCCAGTCGCTGTTCTGTTGCTGCACCAATAAATGCAAGTAACTCTGGGTATCTTACACCTAATCTTGTGCGTTCTGTTGCGTCCTCTGGTGCTTCATCTTTTATATCGTAATAATCAGTACGAGTGTATGCGTCTTGCGCTTTTATTAGCTTTCTTTCGTTAGCCTCAACAGCAGCAACCTCTACATCTTTTTCCCACCAAGTTGTGCTAATAAAAAACGCATAGTTTCCTGCGTCCAACCCTGCGTCTGACATTGCTTTCTCTACTTCTTGAGCAATCACACCTGAGTGTGTTCTAGCATTGTCACCCTTGGCTGTTACCTTTTCTTTCCATTTGAAGGTCTTGAATAGTTTGCTGATAGCTGTAGCCGCAGTAATCTCTGCGCTAGTTAGCGATGCAATGTTTTGCTTTTCGTTTTCGTCAGATGTTTGGATAGTGCCGTTGGTGGCGTAGATATCATCAAAACGGTATGATGGATGACCTAAATCAATAGCATCATCTCTTAAAGCAGTTTGATTTGTGGGAATGATAGCATTAGAACCACCAGCAAACATAAGTCCTGTGCCACTATTGCCAATGTAAAGGTCACCACCGTTCCCTGTTCCTAAAAAACCCACCGTGGCGTCTTCTTTTGCTAGTTCAAGTATAGTCCCATCCGAACTAAGCCTGTTTAAATATAAAGCACGACCATCCCCACCTTCTGCTGTTATATAAGTGTCACCCTCTGGTTCAACTTTAAATCCAGCAGTACTAGCGCTTTGAGTCGTTCTACCCACAATAAAAATACCATCATGGTCCAGTCTCATGCGCTCCGTTAATGCACCACCGTTAGGTTGTGTTCTAAAAGCTATGCGACCATTATCTGTTGCGCCGTCAGTAACACCTTCTATTTCAGCAACAACCTCACCAGCCCTTTGAAAGTTAATCTGCCCAAGAGTAGAGCCTGTTCCAGCATCATTGTGGTCAAAGTTTAATTGTCCACCTTCAGCACTTTCAATTTGCAATGCTCTATAACCAGAGCCACCAGCTTGAGTTGAAACATCAATCTCAGCAGTGCCAATACCAACATTATGGGCTGAATCAATAACCATAGCCGTGGTAGGACTTGTGCCATCCGATCCGTCATTAGTGCGAAATATAAGTTCGCCTTTCTGGTCGTCCGATCCATCCTGATGCTGGGCTTGTATTTGCGCTAAAACACTTTGCTCACCACCAGACTGTTCACCTTGGAATGTAATTTTTGACTCACGACCTCCGTCCGTGTCCTCATGGGTTGTGTTCTTTAATTTTAATTCGGTTGTTTCCCCACCAATATCTACGTTACCATTGTTATCGATAATCAATCTAGGATTACCATCACCATCTGATAACACAATATGACTATTAGATGTTCGAATATCTAAACCACCTTGATTACCGTCAAATGAACCAAGAATAGTATTCTTTGTTCCTGAAGTAATTAATGACCCAGCATCTTTGCCAAGTGCCGTATTTAATGTGCCAGTATTTGCAGCTAATGCCGAATGTCCGACAGCTGTACTACTAGCTGCCGTTGTATTTGCTTTTAAGGCGTCCTTACCGATAGCTACGTTGTTACTGGCTGTAGTGTTTGCTGTAAGAGCATCATGCCCTACGGCTGTGTTACTTCCCCCTGGACTAGAACCATCTAAATCATCAAGTGCTGTATTACCTAGAGCGACGTTATTTGTGCCAGTAGGAAAATCTCCTACGCCTATCTTAAATCCTCCAGCTGTTGATCCGTCATGGACACGAACCTGATTAGCCGTTGTGTCGAAACTAAGTTCACCTATTGCGCCAGTGAACGCATTGTTTTGCGCGGCTGTGCCTCTTCTTAGTTGTACTTGTATAGCCATTTATAAGCTCCCATAATCATTTGTTGAGACTGTTGCATTAGCAACACTACCAAAATCATTTATGGCAGTGAGAATACCTGAGTTAATGTTTGACGCGACTAAATTAATATTTGATATACTTCCGGCTACATTTCCAATATCTGTTGCATCATTAGCAACTGCTGTAATATCAGAACTTATTGGGCCAAGAGCTGCTATACTGGTAGAAAGTGGCGTAAGAGTAGCAATATTATTAACTAAAGTAGTGGTAAATGTAGACGCTGCCGATGTGATATCAGAGCTAATTCCAGCAGCTGTTGTAACATCTGAAGAAATACCAGCAACAGTTGTTACATTTGCTGAGATACCAGCGACCGTTGTGACATTAGCATTATTTCCAGCAACCGTTGTGACATTTGCCGAAATACCAGCAACAGTTGTAACATTGCTGCTTATCCCAGAAACAGTTGAAACATTCGATGATATTCCGGCAACAGTCTGAATTGCATCTGTAGCGTCTGTGCCATCTTCAATATGGGCCAATGTCTGTATGTCAGCCGTAACCGCAGCAATGGAAGCAACATCTCCTATTAATGGACCAGCCTCGGGCGCTCCCGATGTTGCATTGAAAGCTAACACTGTTCCTTTGCGATTATCCTTTGTTGGCATTTCCAGGCTTACAGACTCATCGCCAGCATTAACTATGATCGCACGACCAACCTTTTCGTCAAGCTGTTGAGCCATAATTACCAAGCTATCAAGCTGTTCGTTTAAACTTGAGGCAAGTAAATCACCAGCTGTTACAAAGTCGGTTGTGCGCTCTAAGTCTCTTCCACCGATGATTGTTAAGATATCCGATGCCACAAGTGCTGAACCAAGAGTAACCGATCCGGTGCCATTAGAACTGGTAGATACTGTATAGTCGCTAGTTAAATTTAGCGTTGTTGTGTTTTTGATAACAACTAGATCACTATCAGCCAAGATATTGAAACTAAATGCAAAAGGACCAGTCCCAGTGTTTCCGGTAAACTGAACACGCCTGGCTACATTGCTAATCGGAATATCGGCCATCTATATAATCCTTTGATTTGTTTGTCTTATACCATATCTTGTTTTAATTGCCAAATATCTTTGATAGATCTGGCGCTCTTGTTGGTCTACTGTCACCTAAATCCCACCAATAATTTTGATTAAAGTCTCTGTCTCGTTTTCTTCTTAATCTTTTAAAATCTTTGTTTGTTTTTGGATCAGCCCATAATCTTAACTGATCGAATAGATTTCTTTCGAGCGCTGTTCTCCAATACCACATTGAAGAGCCAGGCATATACTTTTGCACAAACTTGATTGCTTCGCTTGCAATCCTGGTATCTTTACCTGTTGCTGCCTCAATAGCATTAACAACTGTTAAGTTTATAACATCACCACCAAACCCAATGAGAGGACCAGCTACTGTTTCTGATAAAGAGCTTCGACCTGTTGCATCTCTTGAGAAAACAAAATCAGCATAGATAGATAGGCCACCACTAGCTAATATTGCAGATCCCCAAAACTTAGATAACTGTTTTAAATCTCCAGTAAACATAGGCAATGGATCTCGACCTTTAGCCATTTCTTTTGTTTGAATAGCCAAAGCTGCCATAAGCGTAGATGAAATCATAAAAGCCCCTAGATAACCAGCTTTACCGCTTAGACTGTTTTGATACCATCCCCTGGATAGGTGCGTGTTTAATAATGTGGCACCAAAGATTTTATACATAGCGAATGATTTTACAAACTCGCCTTGAATAGTGCCTGGACGTACATTTGCCTCTAGTGCTGCTTTACCTCTCATGTTTGATGATGGTACTGCAAACTCTGTTTCCGACTGAACCATACGCATGAGATTAGTAGCGACATCTCTTCTAAGATCTTCATTGATATCTGTTCGCTCTTCGATCTTTCTTGCTGAAACAAATTCAGCTCCCTCTTCTTCAAGCAAATCTGTTGATCTAATAATATCCCACTTGTCTGGCCCTATTTGATAACTTTGCAACATATTTTTTATTTTAGGCTCCAGGTCATCAAATCGCTTAGAAACATTGTCTCCCAAATATCCCAGAAATTCCATGCCAAAGGCTAAACGTCCGGCTTGCGTCCAGGGCGATAACAATGAAGCATTCATAACAGCGGTTGATATTCTTTTTGATATCTCTGGGCCATTAACCTCACCGACATATCGAGCCTGGCCAGCTGCTTGCTCTATCCAGGTATTAGCTATGAACCCCATCCTGGTAGCTATTCGAGTTCTTTCTTTAGCTTTCAATGGGTTTAGCATTTTTAAATAATCATTTAGAACTTTTGTTTGCGGCAAGCCAGCAAAGCTTCTTGCAAATCTCTGGAAGTTCATGTCTGTGTAAAACGCCAACACAGAAGTTGATCCAAGAAATGCTGAGTGAATATTATTTCTAATGCCCTGGCTATAGAATGCAAACTTTTCATTAACTGGTGCTTGCGTTCTATCGGAAACCCAATCGTATAGAGTATTGAATTTAAATAATGCAGCTGTTTCTTGTGCCTCTATTTGCTTTTGTATTTTTCTTGGCTTTCCGTCTTTTAATTGTGCTGCATTTTTTCTTATAATGTCCTCTAAATATCTAGCACCAGCATTAGGGTTAGGGCCAAATATTTCCATTAAGGCTATATCTCTCGACAGGTTATTTATATGACCCATCATAATGTCAAACGGTTCACCGCTTCCAAATCGTTGATTATATTCTAGCCAGCTTTTACCATCTTTAAATATTAGAAATCTATGATGACCGTACTTGTTGCCAACCGATCCTGGGCCTCTAAAAGCACCAGCATCCTGTTTGTTGGTTCCTTCAAATTTTATAGATTGGTACATTTCTAACAATGCACTGTTCAAATTAGGCGATAACTCTAAATCAACACGCCCCTCACTATCTGTTTTTGATAAAGCTTTGAAAGGTAGGTTTGTTTTTCTGTCTGTCATTTTGTTGACATCAATTCGATCAATAATAAAATCAACCCATTCGTTATAATTAACTTCACGCACAGAAATAGCATCATGCCTAACAGGTAACCCCCATATGTTTCTGCCATCTTTATCAACTATTTTGCCAATGTTTGCGCCAGCTGCGTTAGCTCTTAATCTGAGATACTCAGTGGCAGAATACCAGGACTGGACTAATTCTTTTGCGCTCATTTTCCCAGTATCTTTTCCAAACGCCTCGTCTAGCAATTCTTTCTGCCCAGCTTTGTTTCTAGTATTACCTATAAAGTTACGCCTAAAAGAAACTAAAACATCGTCCATACGAGAGAGCGCCTGGCCTTGAATAACATTTTGTAACTGTTCAACATTTAAATAGTTATGCCCTCTCGATCTGGCTTTTTCATTAAATGATAAAAATGCAAGAGCTGCTTCTTTTATGTTGTTTGGATTGTCACCTATAAAGTTTTCGATATTCATTTTAATTTTAGCCTGGGCAGCTACTTGTTTTAAAACTTTTCTCTTATTCTCCAGCGAAGCCTTTTTAAGTTTTAATATAGTTTCAGCTGCTGCTTTACTCCTGGCAGCTGATGATCCCATTTGCGTACTGTAATGATCTTGCAGCTGACGAAACAATAATTGTGTTTCAGATTTTTGCTGATCGGTTATATCAGAATTTTGTATACACGCTTCGAAGCTCATAACCTACATATCTCTAATTGTTTAATAAAATCATCTTCTTTATCGATTGGATCAAGAACATCTTTTACTTTCATTTTGGTAAGATTGCCCTGACCATCCAGGTCTATATATATTTCTTCCTCTAAATTATAGCGAACTTCCTGACCAGCCTTGATATCTGATGCCGGAACTGCTATATCTTTAGTAGGAGTATCATCAATGCCTAAAACAGATTTTGCACTTATCGAAGATGGCACTTCTCGTGCCATACTTTTCTGGGCTGATGGCTCTTCAGCCATCCGTACCCTAGACGGAACTTGGATATCTGAGGAACGAACAGTTGATGATGTAATTATGCCGGATGAGCTAGGTGACTTTCGCGCAGCTTCTAGTATGGAGCTTTCAGCCTTAGACCAAGAGGCAGCTGCGGCTGATCTTGAAATTCCCAATCTATCCAAAGCGGATTGAAACGCATCATCGTAGCCTTTCCAGCTTTCGCGAATGGTTTTTCTATACTCAGCTTTTTGTTCTAGGATTTGCTCCGGTGTTTTGTTGCGCCATTCCTCAAACAACAAATGGCCTCTTGCTTTTTTCTGCGTTTCTAATTCTTTAATTGGTAAATAATACTCTACTAATTGACCGTTAGGCATACGCAGATCAAATGCTATAATACGCCAACCCCATTCTTTTGGTTTAAATAATTTGCCAGTATCAATTTTTACCAGGCTAATACCGCTTGTCAGTAACTCATTAAATATTTCCGGAACATCTCGGATGTCATTAATTACAGTTTTAAAACGGTAACTATCGCGAATATGTGATACTTTATGCCAGGGTTTTTTTGCTAGGATCGAGGGTCGGTTAGCTTTCTGCGTCAGCTTAGACAGATCTTTGATGTTATCGCTCGACTTAGTGCCAAACTTGGCATCGATGCGTGTTATTATATCTTTTACGATCGGCACGTTTTCATCAGTCAGTGCTTTTACCTGGGCGCGTAGCTGGTCGGACGGCAGATCATCATCAAGCGGCATCCTAATTTCTTCCAAGGAAACATTATCTTCTTCGATTGGTGAAACCGTTTTTTCTATTCTTTCTCCAGGTATTTCTTCAAGATCTTCAAATATATCGTCTTTTAAGTTTGCTGTTTCTGCTCTGGCTGCTTCACTGCCTGGTTCATCGAACTCATCAAGAGCCTGTTGCGGTTCGCTTTTACTCGTGCTGATTTCCTTTGGAGGCTGAGCAGAGCTTGTGACATCACTTCGTGCTGCACTGTCAAAATCGCCTTGTTCAACTGATCGTCTGATATGTCCGATAAATCTATCGACTGCCTCTCTATAGTTGCCTGTGTCTTTGGCTGTTTTGGCTTCTGCGCTGAGAGCGTCTGAGAGCGGCCCTTTCCGGTTTGCGACTGCGTTGAGATAGGCAATGGCGTTTTCATCGTTCTGTACCCTTTTCTGATTAGCTTGACGTTCAATCTTATTGCCTTCTATTTCTAGCTTTGAGGCATTTTTATTAATTGTTGCAAATGTTGATTTGTCTTTCCTTATTCTAACTAACGCTTGATGAAGAATTTTAGCCCTTTCAATAAATAAGCTTTCGGTAATCAGCTCTTCACCAAATAAATCAACTTGCTCTGTAACTTCTTTCGGTGAGGCAGCCACTTGTCTAACAATAGATTCGGCCTCATCCATAGTTTTAGGATCTGTTTGTTTTAATACCTTAACAGCTGAAACGTGCAAATCCTTATCTGCTATAATGTCACCAATTAAAGCACCGTATTTTTCTTTAATTATTCCCTGGTCAACAAGATCAAAAGCAGCATCATCAAGTTTTAATAAATTTTGAATTACTTTATACAATGCAGATCTTGGCGGTATACCCTCTAATCTTTCTGGTGCTATCTTTAAAACTTTTGCAGCATCCATAACAACATTTGCTCTTTCTGCTTTTGTTGCTTCAGCAATATTTTTAAGAGCTGCATCTAACATAACAGTTTTAGGCTCATAGCCATCAATTTCACGCTTTACGACACCATATAATTTTATATCTAAGCTTGGATCTTTAGCCATTAATCGTTTAGCAAGCGCCAATCTTTGATGGCCATCAGCAATAATTAAACGTCCTTCCCTGGTTTCAAATACCATAATGTCATTGGCTATGTCATAATTCCATTCATCAATGTCCAACAGCCTTTCAGTAACGCCTAACTCATCACCACCGGATTTAAACTGAAATATCTTTGCATCGACCTCTAACTGATCCACTTCGAAGCGAAACTTCCTACCATCGAGGTTTGGTAAATCAGCTGTTAGAACATCTGGATCTACTAATGAAACAGGCTCTTCTGGCATTGTTAATTTTTGATCTGTGTTTATAGCCTCTTGCGCTTGTAGAGTTCTTAATTCATGCTCTGTATCTGCCAGCGCCTGGTCAAAATCATTTAATATCTTTTTGTTTTCTGGGTTAGCAAATGGATTGCTTTGATCTACATCGTCATGAACCTCTAGCACATTAGCCAACGCATTATCTTCATCTGGAATAGCGTCTGGATTGGATCTTCGAACTGCCTCCCAGCCTTCTCTAGCTTGAGCATTTGTTAGTCCAGCAATCTCTGATGTAAGCTTAACGCCTTTTCCAATGCCATACGCTACACCAGGCAATGCAGCACCAAACGCAGCTTGAGATGTTACGTTGAAAACAAACTGATCAAGTGTATAGTCTTTGTTTAAACTATTAAACCAGTTAGCAACGTCAATTTCTGATGCAGCACCATAGCCAGCACCACCTATTGCATTTTGCAACATTGTTTTCCATAGGCTTTTTATTGGTCCACCCATAGGAGCAATGACATAAGGATCGTATACAGATGAACCTATTGCGCCACCAAACCTTGAAATACCAGCCATGAGGCTAGGATTTTTTTGCGCCATGTCAGCAAGGTCTTGCTCGTATGTTTCTATTATTTCAAGCTCTGCTTGCTTAATTGCTTCGGGTTGTGCGGCATTATAAAGATCTTCTGGCAGACGAAACTTGTTTACTTCGAGAGCATTGTAAATATCGTTAAGTTCCTGGTCTGCATTATTGTATAATGAGCCTTGACCAAACTTTGGAAGAAATGCGTATTCAAATCTTTTATTACCAGGATTATCAAAATCTAAATCGTACTCTCTTAATTCATCTAGTATTGGTTGCCAAACCTCTGCTTCAACCATAGCTCGAGAATTTCTACCACCACCGCCAGTGTATTTAGCTGCCTCAAAACCACCTAGTAAACTATCTAAGTTTGTAGGTATCGGTCCGGAGAGAGTTCGTGTTGGCTTTGGAGCTTTTTCAAAAAACATTAATTTGCACTCGCCATAATCTCTTTAAGTTTATTACTATTTATTATTATTGGATTGTCATCCTCATCTCCAGGAATACCTAATTTTTCATTAGTATTTGGATACACTAAAGCATACAGATAGCCGTCTTGAGGATTGCCGCCCATCAACTGCAAATCAAACATAACAGAAGTTTTTTGCGTTCTAAGCTGACCAGCAACGCCCATAACTGTATTATCAGGCACACTTTCTAAGCCCCTAATCTGATCTATAGTTTCAGAATCAAAACGCTCAAGGTCCATTTGATCAAAATTAGGTTCAAGCAGATCATATATATTATCGTCATTTATTTGCTGTAACATTCCCTCAAAAGCTTCTGGCGTTACTCCAGGCGGCAAGAATGTTTCTCTTTCTCTAAATTCTTGAATACCACCGCTAATAAGTTGATTGCCATTATAAGAAGCTCCTAATGACATTTGTACCGCTTGAATATACTTATCCTCGTTAAAAACAAATTCACCGCCTTTAATATCGTCTGCAGTAATTAACTGAGAATAAATATATTTGGCTGATGTTCGTAGCCCTTCTGCCATATTACCAGATAATGTATCGTTAAAAGCTTGCCTTACTGTAAAAAATACTGGCTCTGTATTTGTATCGGAAAATCCTGGCAATGGTGATTTTTCTACATCAATTTTGTATTTACCATTAAGCAATATTTCTGCATTTGGAATAGTGCTGTTATCTAACAATAATGCACCAGCAATTCCATAAACTTTTTGTCCAGGGAATATCTCAGCCATCATTTGCCTGGCTGTTGTAGATCCAACCGCTTCAAACATTGAGGTAAGTATTGATATTTGCATGGGAACAGCTGCGCTTTGAACGCCTATTTGTTGCGCTGATCCATCGAGCAATGCGCCAAGTTGTGCAACTTCTTGTTTTGTAAAAAACTTTGCTGGCTGACCAGGTAAACTGTATTTAGCAAAAGCTTTTTTAGAAAATTCTTTTCTGTCCTGGAAAGCTTGCTCTAATCGATTGATAACATCTTCTGTGGTTTCGCCTTCTTTAAATACAAATTCTATTGGGTTAAATTCTAACGTTGACCCATCTTGTAACTCCACACCATTTTTTTGTGCATAGAAAATTAAATCGTTTTGTACGGCTGCTTTTCTTGCTTCTATATAAGGGCTTACAAGTTTTTTAACTGTTGCCGCTGACAGCTGTTCATACCCACCTAAATTACGTTTTTGTTCAATATCTTGATTTATTTGAGTAACTGTTTCTTGAATTTCAGCTTGCGACATATCTGCCAAATCATCAATAACTCCTTTTGCAAAAGCTAATATTTCATAACTTCTTGTCAGATCCTCCATTGCTTCCGCATTTGCATCAGCTGGTTTACCTACCAGACCAGGAACTAAATCGAGTTCTTTGTATAACTCAATAAATTTTGCAAATTCTTCTGGTCTGACAGGCTCATTTGCATCTGCTAATTTTCTTATAATTTCAAATTGTTGTTCTACTGCACTAAATTTTTCAGCAAAAGCGGCCTGGGCTTTATCAGATTCATAATTAAAGAACTTAACTAAATTAGCCATACCTTTTTCTCTTGCGGCCTGGCGCATATCTAGTTCTTGCTGCATAACCTTTTGATTATTTGCTTCTAATTTAAAAGCTGCTTTATAAAGATTTGTAACTAGGTTTAATGTTTCTGCTTCAAATACCGTATCAACTGGCCCCTCTCCAGAACCAACGTATCCAGGCAAACCAACTTGTTCAATTTGCAGTTTTAACTCTTCTAACTCGGTAGCACTCATTTTGCTCCAGCTATTTAGGTTGTCTTTAAGTACACGCAAATTTAAAAACTGTTGTTTGTTTTCAATGCTATATTCGCCATTTGAGCTTATCCTGGTAGACATGGCATTCATCCAGTCTTCAGAAGGAGGATTGCCGTTATTTGTTGTTATAAATATTTGTTCTGCAATATCTGCTTTTATTGACTTAGCTTCTGTTTTTTTTGCTCCAATCCTACTGTTTAAAACAGTTTGAGCATTAGTTGCATATTTTAAATCTTTTGAATAAACGCCAGTGATTGACGTTTTTCCAGTAATAACATTATCAATAAATTTTTTTAACTGCGCATCATTAATGTTTTGTATTTTAAAACTTACGAACTGACCTATTGCTGCTTCTTTTGTTGTTTCTGCCCAACTATCAGCATTTTCTTGTGACCACCCTTGATTGTCTACATAATCTTGAGCTTTTTCATCTATCTCAAGCTGAAGATTGCCAGTGTCCGGATCTGCCCCATATATTGATGGAATGTTTTTAATAATTAAAGCAGCATCGTTTTTACCTACTTCTGTGCGCCTTTTGGCTGATAATTCTGCTTGCTTCTTTGTGTACCAGGAAGAATAAGTTATAGATGATTTTTCGGCTGTTGTTTGTAAATTGCTTCTTAATTGACCAGCCGCTACCGGATCAATGCTTGATAGACTTGCAGAAAAGCCATCAGCAACACTGTTTAACTGTTTTTTTACCTGGGTAAATGGAGTGACATTTGTTTCTGCCTCTTCCATAATTCTAGTTATTTCAAGCTCTGCTTCGTTTTGTATTTCAGTTACGGCTATTCTATTTGCCGCATTGTAAGCAGACTTTTCAGCTATAGTCGTTGGTCCACCAGCTTGGTCTATTTTTTCTAAAATAGGTAATGCGCCTTGTTCTGCAACAGCTTCGATACCTTCTTGTTCTGCCTTTTCTTTGCCACGTTCAAATACAAACTCGCCCATCCTATCAAATTCGGCTGAGATTGTTTGGCCTAGTTGCGCTTGCTCTCTAAAGCCAGCATAATCAATATCTTTTAATCCCCTGGGCCTAACGCCTACCCCTTGATATCTTGGTTGTCTTGCCATTAGGTAATAACTCCTGGTTTAATAACGCCAGGTGATAGCTGTCTAGCTTTACTAAATCCTCCAAACAAGGTGCCTACTGCACCAATTCTAGCTGATTGCATAGCAGCATCACCAGCCATTCTGTATTGTTCTGCTTGTGACTTAGCATCTTCTTTTGCTAAAATAGCATTGTCAGCTGCCGTTGCGTATTCCCTAGAGGCTTCTGCTTCACTATGTTTTGCTAATGCAGATATAGATCCACCACCCACAGCACTGTTAGCAATCAAAGCAGCTAAGTTTTCATTTAGCCTGGTAAGAACATCAGCACCCATTTGAGCATATTGAGCTGCCTCAATGTCTCCCTTTAGCAATGCCTGGGAAGCTTTTTTGTCATATAGCTTTTGCTGTGCACGACCAGCTTTAATTTTTCCAGCAGCTGAAATAGCTGACATTCCCACTGTAAGCGCCATTGATGACATATCTAACTTCCTACACTTAATTTATATTCCAGGCCTAATACAGTCATAGGTAATGGAACACTTTGAGTTAATGTTATTTGTCCGGTAGCACTATATCCTAAGATACCATGCGCTGTTTTTAATCCTGTAAATGCCTGGATAGGTGTATCAAGAACGCTTACACCAAAATTTCTAAACGATATTTGTTTACCATTAATTACAAGATCTTTTGTTTCATTAAGTAGAGCATCAACTTGAACAACTCGTTTCTTAAGACCTTGCACCGATCCAGAACTTAATACTGGTTCAGTCGGCATAGTCTTTGCCTGGACTGTATATTCTAATCCTACCTGAAAACTGGATGACGCTGCCCCAGCAAACGTAACTGTAAACGGAGAAGCTGGAACCGTCTGAGTTGGCTCTACAACGCCATCACGCACGATTTCAACAGTTGCCCCCTGAAGATGATCCATCGTTGTTGAGGAAGCAGCTCCTCCAGTCTTAGCGCTATCTAGGGTTACATCTTTGTCAAACTTTTCTAAATAATATCTTACTTGAGAATTAACGGTACGTTTTACAATACAAAAGGTATCAGAGATCTCTGTGGCTACTGCAATAAAACTGCCATTCGTTGTAAACGAGCTAGGTGCTATAACCTCTTGCCCAACCAGGATAGAATAAACTGACATCGATCCATCATCACCATTGACGATAAATAATCGATCTGCCTCATCAGTTGATGTTGATCTACGAGCTGCCAGGTCAACAGGGTTTTTTATAAGATGCGATGAAAGTACCGATATCTGTTGTACTTGGTATGAGTTTGTACCTGACCCAAATTGAAATGCGTTTATGGCTTTACCCTGTCTTTGAACAAATACAGACGCACCATTAAGATCTTCTATTGGAACGCCTGGCTTTGCGCCAAGTCTTGTTTGTGGTCGGATAAGAAAAGTGGCTGGCGTAACCGGAGAATCTTCTGATTGAATAACAACAAACTCACCGCCAGTGGTAAATATTCTCAGATCAGCTCCAGCTATAACGCTTACAATACTATTCAGCTGATTAGTGTTTATTGTTGCCTCAACACCCTCATCATCTAATCCAGTGCCAGGATCAAAGTTAAAGAAATCAATAACTCTTGATCCCCATATGGTATTAGGCCTGGACTTCGATCCACCAAAATATAATCGTCCTTCATGGAACGTGGCTGATTTTGGCCATCCTCTATTGTTACTCCAAACATCCTCATAGCCATGTTCACTCTTCCAATTACCAGCCACAACGCCACTCGTATCAAAAAACGGAACCTCTGTGACTGCCTTCATTACCGTTGCGCTAACAAACTCTACATACCTGGCTCGTCCAAAAGTAGTATCAACCTGGGCAAATTCATTAACACTTGCCGCTGAAAAAGCTTCAACCTTGTATCCTGTTGTGTTGTCTGGTGCTGTAGTCCAGTTTGGATAAACTGTGGCCACTTTAGTTGACGCTACATAATCATCAATAAACCTAGACTGACCAGCCCCAGTGCCAGAAGTAAGAGTTACAGACATTCCATTAGGCTGGTCATCAGACGAGTATGCAGATGAAGATTTAAGTGTAATTGTATTAGCGCTCCCAGCCTGGGCAGTTCCGGTATCTGTGGTTACGCTCGAAGCTGTGATAGTAATGTTGCCAGATACTGCGCTAGGAGTAATTGTAAAATTTGGTGAGTGTGTACTTAAAGCATAAGGGTATTGAGGCAAATTTGTTAGCGGTAGGTTTTCTAACGTCCAATTTGTATCTGTGTTTCTAACAAGTCTTTTTGTTTGCAAATCCTCATGGCATAGAATGAGTGTATCAACAGCCTGGGTAAAAGTTAATTCATCAAGCATAGCAGCCGTAATATCTGAGGCAGCTATATAATCATTGCCCGTTCCGTTTATGTTTGCTTGCAGAACACCAGTCTTAAATACATAGATCCGGCCAACAACTAGAACTAAAAGAAAACTATCTGTGACGCTAAACTCAAAAGGTATAAGTTTAAAATCTGTAAAACTTGTGCCGAAGTTATAAATAAACTTTAGTCCATCCCTACGTTTCAAACCACCTTGAGGCTGTATAATAACATTTGTCGCTTCTTCCAGGGCGTTTTGATATTGTGATAAATCTGTCCTGGCTCGTAATAGCGGATCTAGCTCACCAACAGAAAAGTTTGTTTGAAACTGAGTAACGCGCATTTACTGCCTCACTTGAATTAGAGAATAGTCCTCAATAATTTGTGTTGATTGACCTCTTGCATCAATGTTCATAGCTTCGCGTATCAAACCACCCCGACCATTTTCCCCAGGAGATCCGTATGCAAGCGCTCTAAAATAATCTGCTTTTGTTGCTTGATCTGTTATAACGATTGCTAACTCAGCTGCTAGTGCTGTTCTTAGCAAACGAACAAAATAGTTTGGCATCTTGGCTTCAGCTATGGTTTGCTGATAATCAATATAAACAGTTTCCATATTGGTAACTAACTGATCGCCATATATCTCCCAACCATAACGAACAGATCTTTGTGCTGTCCCATCAGTTTCAAATACCGCTAATGCGCCAGTTAAATGGTCGCCTGGCATTTGATAAGCGTATTTCCATTCGTTTATTGGTGTGGCTGATAATCTAGCCAGTTGAATTTTGGCTAATGTCCAAGACCATACATAAGTGCTTAGTAATGTGTTTTTTAAATCTGGGTATAATCGATCGCAAGCCTGGGCTGCATCAGTTCCCTCTGTAAACGAAGAAAGGGGCGAGGCCCCCAGCGAGATTAAAGCATCTGAGCAAATAGATAAATCTGTATCGCCTAAAGCCATCATAACCCTCCAATGTATATAAGGGGCCAGTTGCCCAGCCCCATATTAATTAGTCTGAGTCGGTCGCTGTAATTGTTAGACCGTCTGTTACGTCAACAACACCGCTTGCGTTGCTTGCAACGTAGACCCATGACAGTGCTTGTGTGCCGCCTGTTGAAGAGCGAACCAAGATAGTGTCACCGATCGCAAGAACGTCTGACAAGGTGTTAAAATATCCAGCCGTATTAACGTCAGCAATCGCATCAGTTGTTGAATAACCGTAGAGGCCAGGCGCATCGCCTTTCTTGCCGCCACCGTAGTTTACGAAACCAGTACTTGAAAAAGCCATGTGTTAGTCTCCTTACTCAGTACATGAAATTTTTACGATACCATCATCATCAATCGCTATAGCTCCAGCTGAGAACATAGAGCTTACTAGGAAAGATGTCTTTTCAGGTATGTAGTTAACCTCACTCTTTTGTGAGATACTTTCGGCATAACCCATTGAGCTTTCGTGCCATGCAAAACATGTACGAGTTGATGGTTTAGGAACACCACCCTCATCACGATCACCCATACTGATTATATTAAAGCCCATGAACGATGAGATTTCCCCACGAACAAGAGCCTTTACGGTGGCAAAATCTGAGCTAGTTGTCTCTGTTTCACCTAGCAACGCATCAAGCTGAGAAGAATGCATCAACAAGTGACGACCTTCAGCTGGTACGTTTTTATCGTTCAGAGCTTTAGCAGCCGCACGAAGTTTTGCAACATTCATATTGGAAGTAGAACCACCAATACCAGTTGCAACTGTTGACGGTGATGAAGCCGCATCAAGAGCATCAATACAAAGTTGATCCATACGTCTAGCTATTGCTTTGGAAACAACCTCAACCAGCTCTCTACGCTCATCAAAGTTAACATGAGACTGATGAAAGATATCTGAGTACTCAGCAGCGATAAAGTCAGACATTGTCGCCTGAACATTGCTATACGTGACGTTTAACGGTGTCACATCGGTCTGGGGTACCCTAACCGTTGCTACGCCTTTGCCGATTTTTGGAAACTTAACTGTGTTTCCTTGAACGCCTGTTCGCGTTCTCATAGTGCCGCGAAGCAGTGCCTCGCCTTGATATGCCTGTTTCACCTCTTGATCGAATAGTGTTACAAAGGCATTGGTTATACTCTGCGCCATAGCAGAAGCCTCCTTTTAAGGTTTCTAATATAAAACGCTTACCGTTAGCCGATGTAATCGGGCGGTCGCTTGCGTGGAAGTGGTCACGCCAACCAGTGGATTCACCACATAAACGGGCCGCTCGGTTATCCGTTACACCACATATACACGCAAACAACCTACATTGCAACAATATCTAGTTGTTAGCTGCCATCCATTTCTTTTCGATATTGGTTCGCCATACAGCGTCAGTCTGCCATCGAGGATCTGAAATAGCTTGCTGAAGATCTGTTACTGTCATTTCTGGTTCTGCAACGACAGGTTTGATCGGGATATTTTCATTGGTGTATCCCTGGATAAGCTTGGTCAAGGCATTGATACTATCAGCATTGTTTATGCTGTAGCTTAGAGCTGTTTTTTCTGCTTCGTTTAGATCAGCTCCCTTAATGTTACGCTCGAGAAAACTAATTTTCTCCTGGGCATTAGCGCCAAGCTTTTGCATTTCAGCTCTTCGATCATACTCAATATCTTCGGCCTGTTCGCCATTCATTTCCAAAATCTGACCAGCCAAGTCCTCAAACGCTTTCTGAGAAACGCCATATTTTTTAGCCCAATCCTGATATACCTCAACAGCCGGATCTTCCAGGTCGAGGCCACGATCAACCAAATCCGAAACATCGTAATCACCTTCCGGTGCTTTATGCTTGCCGGATCTAAATGCTTTT